AGTCCACACCCTTGAACTCCTTGTCTTCGACGGTCGATATCGGGTAGAACGCCCTGACAAACTTCTTGGCCTCCTCCTTGTCTCCGTCGAAGTAGTCCTCAACAAACCGCTTGTCGCTCTCTACGTATGCATTGATGGCGCCCTCGTACTGCTTCGTCTCTTTTTTGGTCAGTACAATGTTGCCGCCTTCGGTCCTATCTTCAATAGTGGTGTTGGTGATGGTTTGCAGTGCGTTCTTCATCGAGTCACCGATAACCTCGTCCATGTACTGGATCTTCTGGATCTCTGGGACGGCCTGACGGGCAGTGTTGACGAAACTACCGGCATCAAGCGGAGCGCCATCGGCCCCGATCGGAGTCCTGTTTTCATCCACAGAGGCAGAGAACCTCATCATGGCCTCAAGAGCCTTGGGGTCCCTGATGGTAGCCTCTCCGGAGAAGTGCTTGGCAAGACGCTCGTCATTGATCGCCATCCACTTCTTGTTCTCTTCAGCCACGGCTTGAACATTTCGGCTCCACCCATCCCACATCCTCTTGGCCTCTGGATTGGTGGCGATGTCACGGACAGCGGATCGGGTATCACCGTCGTGCATGGCGTCCGCATACTCCTTCAGCTTGCGATCCATCTCCGTAGTCGCATACCTGCTGTATGCCTGAGCATACCTAGCGTCCGGTGAACCAACCTTGGAGTACAGGTCGAAGTCAGCCACTTGTTTGTCAATGGCGGCTTTCCTTTGGGCCAGTGCCTGCTGTCGGTTGGCCAGTGCCGCAAATGGCGGCTGTACATTGACCGTTGGCACCATGCCGGTGTTGTAGTTGCCGCGACGAACATCTACCTGACCGAAGTCGGACTGAGACGGCTGTGAAGACCACTGCGGAGTGCCACCCTGCTGAGCACCGAAATCACCGGTTGGGTCCGGTACATCAAGAGCTTCAGGAACGTCTCCTGTAGTTTTTGTATCCAAATTAGTAGCCGCTATGCCAGAAGCTACAGCATCAGCATAGTCGATGGGCTGATTGGTCTGATCTATCATTACCTACTGAGTTGGCAGACTATCACTTAAACGAGTTGTTTAGACCCATCTTTGACCCACCGAACGGGTTCTTTATCCCACCCGCTAGGTCTGGCACCATGGCCAAGGCACCTTGGAATGTGTTCTGAATGTTCTGGCGGGCGGATACGCTGCGCTCCAGTGCTTGGTTGCGTAGCTCCACCCTGCGCTGGTACGCCAAGTCCTCCATGCGCTGGGTCAGGCCCTGTTGCGCGGCCATCATCTGGTTTGCCCCCTGAGCTGCGCTTGCCCCAATGCTTGCGATGGCTTGGTTGGTTCCGGCCTGTGCCCTAAGCAGGTTGCCGACAACTCCGGGGCCACCAGCACGGCTGATGTTGGCCATGGTCTGTGCGCCAACATTACGGGCGTTGCCCGCTGCAAATGCAGATGACGAATCAGATCCCGTCCGGAACAGCCTCTCCTGCTGGCGCTGCCTATTAAGGAACGCCTCCATCCTTGCGCTGAACGGATCGGCCTTCTTCTCTGCGTTCTGGTAATCCTTCTCAAGCTGCTTGGCGCGCTTGCCTTGGCCGATGCCAGCGATGCCGCCAACAACGGCTCCGATGGCTGTTCCCCATCCGGGGAGAATCGCTGTTCCGGTAGCAGCCCCAGAGACAGCACCACCGAAGGCTCCCATTCCGATCTCTCCTGCCATATCAGTGTATGTTTTGTAGCTGCGAAGATACAGCTAACAAGCTCTTGTAACCTTCTGTGCGCCAGATAAGTTCCACAAAGAACCCGTGTGATTGTGGTGGCCTTTCCTGTGGGTCGATACTGGCCGGTGAGCAGGCGGTGTGCTGCTCCCATCCATCGTACCAAAGAACCCAGTACTGCGCTTCGGCTGGGTTTACTGCTGCCGCTAGTGCCTCGTTCTGGATCGAGAGCAGATTCATGCTTTCGTCGTAGATGCGGATCTCGTCAGGCTTGGCGTCAGCCAATGCTCCAGAAGGCGTGATCCTCCAGCGAAGGTGCTGCTTGAACCTGCCTATGTCGCCGAAGAAAGGTACCATGACCTTGGCCTCGCGGGTTAATCCGTTGATAGTGGAACCAACGTCCAAGTTATAGGTCTGAAGGTCGCGGAAGCCGTACAGTTGCTGGTCGTTGGCTAGGTAGGTGTCGAACTGGAAGGCGAACTGGTCGATCCACTCGTTGCGCAGCGCGTTGTACACGAACAGGCGTGGCGGAATGACGATGGGCGCTGGGATGACCGGCGGGTCAGGTGCGATAGACTGTTCGGAAATTCCGAACCACACCTCGTTGTCCTTGGTGTTATACAGCGAACCAACGTTCAGCGAGTAGTCGGTCGGGAAGTTCTGGAGTGTTTCAGTAAGAGCCGATAGGTATCGGTCACGGGAAATGTCAACGATGTTGTCGTTGGTCATTCGGTACACTCCCTTGCGGTCCATCCAGAAGAAGCTGTCAGCATAGCCAGATCCTATTGGCGCGTAAGCCTTGGCAAACATGCGCCACATCTGGTCCGGGAGGCCAATGTTGCTGGTGAGGACCATTTCATCGCCCCAGTAGTTGCTGATCTCCTGCGTGGATATCTGCTCACCGGAAGCCCCGGAAAGGATGTTCTTGTTGGTCAGGATACGACTTACACCCTTCTCGGTCCAAGCGTACATATTCCTGCCAGCCTTCTCTCCAAGTGCCGATGCGATGACCTTGATCTCGCCGTTCTCTTGGGAGAGCAGCTTGATGTTGGCGCTCAGGAATGTCCTCAACCCCGGTTGGTCCTGAGCTGCTGGATCCACCTCGTTTGAGGCGGCGATGGCGTTGCACAGGTCGCTGCGGTCCTCGTATCCAACCTCAGGCAGGCCGACAAAGGTTACGTTCGGCTGCTTGGAGTAGTCGTAGTTGTACGGAGCGTTTGTTGGAGAGTTGCGCCTGAACTGAATGCCTCCGTAGTGGAACTCTTCGGCCACGTTATACCCAAGTAGGTTGGTGTACTCTGTGTCAAACTGTGGGTAGAATCCATTGGCCGCTCCACTCGAAAGGGACGTGTTGTAGAATGGCCTGATGATGTAGTTTGTGTGGATATGATCCACTCCTTCTCGTGGAGAGAATAGGTTCATCACCGAGTTCACTCGGGTCTCGGCATCCCACATCACAGCAAGCTGTCGGAAGTTCCTGAACTGGAACACATCGCGCTGCTCGTTGAGGACAGAGCCTCCTCCAAATGTCCCATACGGTAGATTGTAATTGTTTGAGCGTATGATCCCCCACATGGGCATGGGAGGAGGAACTCCAAACAAGCGCACAGAACTTGCAGGCTCGTTAAAGAACCCATCGTATGGGGAGTAGACCTGCTTGGAGATGGTGCAATCCCCACCGAACACGCGGATGTTCTTGCCACAGAACTTCACGGTAAAGCGTGTTCCTTCTGGAGGGAGAACGCCCCCGGGTGCGCTGAATGAACCCAGTAGAATGGAGTAACCCACACCAGAGGAGAACTCCATGCCGAACTGAAGTAGCTGGTCGGATACCACCTGATACACGCCGTACACCTGAGTTCCATCAGGAGACAACCAGAATCCGTTGGCAATGATAGCGTCAATGACATCACCCTGATCCACGATGGTGGTATTGGTCATGTTGACCCATGCGCGTTCTGGCAAGCCCGGTTCTTTCACCCATAAGTACCTAAGGCTGTCAACCGTGGTTCCAAGGACGTATGGGCGAACATCCTCAAGGCGCTCGTTAAGTAGGCGGAAGTTCACTACCTGTGGCGATCCTGCTGGCATAACACCTACCGTGGACGCCATCTTGATCGTGGTACCGGTGTTGACGTATAGCTGCGTGGTCTGGTCGGGAACCTCCGCGCCGATACGCACGATGTTCACAGTGTATACTGGCTGCTGGAAGCGGCGGATCTCGTCAGAGTTCAGGCCGATGGCTCCATCCGTATTCTGCGAATCAGATGTATAGATGAACTGCCCAGTCTGGAGCCTCCAGTATGATCCACGGCCCTCAAGTACTTCTTGGAAGTCGGAAATGTTGTACAGGACGTTGCCTTGGTCTGGGCTGGTGTTGAACGGTAGCTGCGAAGCCTGCCCATAGAAGTTGGGGTTGCGCCACTTCCCGGGACCGATATAATTCCAACTAAGCGGCGAATCAGAGTTCGGTCCACGGGTATATCCATCTGCCGGTGCGAATACGTTTACCTGACCTTCGTCATGCTGCACGCTGGCATACATGAGCATATCAGCGGCCTTGCCGATGTTTTCACTGTTTGGAATAAATGTCAGGGGTGCGTATCCGTAAACGTCCTGATAAAATCCGAAGTACGATACTAGCTGCACCCTGTACGAGTCAGGGTTCTCTTGGATGTCGTCGATTGTGGCCTGACTTACTAAGCCTGCGTCGATGTCGGGGAAATGAACACGAAGCGAATTGGCACTACGCTGCATACGGAAGCCCTCGTCGGCCGTTCCGTTGCGCATATCCCAGAATCCGAAACCCTGAGCAACCACGCGGTTTGCGGGCTGTGTTCTGGCCAGTGTAATAGCCTTTACATTAGACGGAATACCTGATATACCGTAAAGCAGTCCGCCCAACGCATGGTGTCGCTGATCGAATATTTGTCCAGTGTCGCTGGTAAATGTGCCAGATCCTCCGTTTGGGTTGTTGTATCTGCCCGTTTGTGGGGGGATGTTCCATCCATTTGTTGAGATGTTAGCGTCAACCGGAGAGATGGGAAGTAGCGATCTGTAAATGATACCCTGCCCGTCAAGTACGTTGATTGTGGATCCGAACTCCACCCGCTGCTTGCTGCCCTGAGTAACAGAATCATACGTGGGGGTTACTGGCTCTGATGACTGGCACTGGGTATTGGCCGCGTCAATGTTATCCGTTGAGTAGAAAATGCTGTCAGCGCCGAACGCACCGAGAGGACCCTTTACATCCCTACGGTTTGGGAACTGATAGTCTTCCAGCCCGGCGATAGGAACCACAGGCAGTTTTGCCGATTGGTTGTCCCACAACTGGATACCAAATCCATAGCGTTCGCCGCGCATGAACGACTGGTAGTAGGCGAGGTTGAACGGGTCATTGTGCCCAGAGTTGAACTCAATGCCAGACTGATCCACGGTGGTTAGGCGCTGGGTGATCGGGATCATCGTTGCTCCGGTTGGGCCGGTGGCGAACGTAAGATCCGTGATCAGTGGGTTGGTCTGGTAGTTGGCGTACAGAAGGCGGTTGTCGGCCAACTCTACGCTTTTCGGGGCGTTGATGGTCTCCTGCTGGTTCGCTGCTTCGTCTGCCGGAATAAGCTCAGCGGGCACAACCCCGAATTCACCGGGGTCTTCGTAGCTGATGATGTTGAATTGTCCGGGGGTTATAGGAATACGACCAACCACCTCGTACTGGCCGGGGTTGGATATACCCTGCCCGTCATTGAACCGCTGGCGGCACACCTCCACACTTTCGTAGCCTTGGGTGTTGTCGATGCGGAACTCCAGACGGATGCCGTACTGGGTTGGGGCCAGAAGGTCGGTCACTCCACCGGTAGTGCGACCACCGGGGTAGATGGTGTCGTAGGCTGAATCTTGTACACGGGGCACAGAGAAGGCCGGGGTTTCCGGGCCACGGTTCGTGCGGTCCCCTGCTGGCGTTACATAGCGAAGCGAGTAGATGTACTTGCCCGCTGGCAGTCCCTGAATACCAGATATCAGCCCAGAGAAACGAGGGAACTCTGCCGGTGTTGACAGGGCAACGGAGTTGAAGTCCGCGATGTAGTCGCCGAAGTACGTGGCCGACCCAGAGTTCAACTGCTCCAGCATGTCGTCCACGTCCCAGTACAATGGAGGTGACTGGTGGTCGGCTGGATAGATTACCCCACCGCGGCAGCGCGTCTCCACGGCTGCTTGTAGCGGGCGGTCGAAGGTGTACGGGATGTTGGGTGACTGGGCGGCCACAACGCCATCAATACGGACCAGTGGGTCGTACAGGTTGGCTTGGCTACTGGCCCAGAACTCGACCACACGGCCATTGACCATCCAGCTACCGATGGACACATAGGTATCCTGACCAACGATGTTCGTGTTGTACAGAAGCTGCTCTCCACCGACAGCCTCTACTGAACCGGTGGCACCTACTGTGGATGTCGGACGAACGTGGAACTGACTACGGGCATAGCCGTCAGGCAGCAACTCGGGAGCTATGTCCTTGTTCACGCCCTTGCCGAGCATCTTGCGGAACCAAGACGAGAGGGAGAACTTTGCCATTACTGCGTATGTCCGAAGCGAAAGTTATATCCAGTGGTGTCGTAGCGAGTCTTCTTATCCATCTCCTTGTAGCGGCGAGATGCCATCATCCACGATCCGCGAGGGCTTTTCAGTTCAGACTCCTTGCGCTGGATCACTCGATTCAAATGCTGTGGGTCGCCACGCTCAAGGGCAAGGGCGGCCTTATGGATAACGTAATCGGTCAGGGCTTCGCGCAGCCACATAGGAACTTGGAAGTCCTCTCCGAAGCAGTCCATTCCAAGTCCAACGTATGGGATGACCACATGACCCCATCGTTCGCGGCATGATGGGGATAGGTACAACTTTCCATCGCGCTCACCAGCGAAGTACAGGTGATGAGGAGGCGTCTCGTTCCACTTGAATGAGTACTGGAGGGCATCGTGGTTCAGGCCCTTGTTCTGCGCAAAATAGCCCTCGCCACCCATGTGGAACATATTGGGCTTGATGAATAACAGGGACGACGATGTGATGTTGCACCCATCCATCTTGGCCACGTATGCCTGATCCATGGAGGTCATGTCATCGGGCATTTCAAGGATAAGGCTTTCGGGGATCTCGGCGGTGAACAGCTTCTTGTGGAAGTTGGTCAGGTAGTTCATATCGGTCAATCCGCGCTGGGCTGACGATACAAAGAACGGCTTGCCCAGTGCCCCAAACTCCAGAAGACCAAGCTCCTGCGCTGCTGCGGTAATGATCTCGTCGAGGGAGATAAATGCGTTACCTGCTGGCATTAGGCGTCAGCTTGTGATGGGTGATTGACTGAGATGATCGGGCTGGTGCGGACGACTTCTCCGGGTTCAAAGTCACGACCGTCATTCTTCAACCTCTCCTGCGGGATCTGCAAGCTCCAAGCCTCCATCTCCATCACCATCTTCTTCAGGGTGTGGAGCTTGTCGTCGGGCAGGTTGATGTCGTCGTCAAGGCTCATGGTCATGAAATCCGCAGATGCATAAATGCCGATTAGCAGGTTCTTCACCTTATCGCGGATCCCGAACAGGTACACACGGTCCCTATTGCCAGCCTTAGCCCGTGCATAGTACGGCTGCTTGGGTGATGGAACTTGGTAGGCCGAACCATAGATGGCGTTCAGAGAAGCCAGCGTGGTCCCGGTGAAAGGCGTGCGAGATACAGCAGGAGGGCACTCCATCGGAATGTCATTGCGCAGGTACCGGATGAAGTTAATACCACTGTCGTATGCCGAACCGATGACAGGGAACGGAAGATCAAAGTACACGGCGTCGAAGTCTGTTACTACGTCGTCATCCACATCGTTCCAAGTAACGGGTACGATAGCGGTGATCAGAATGTCGCTGGATGACCGTGGGTCGTTGCGCTGTGCATCTCCTGCAAGGATCTGCTTGGCCAGCTTGTCGCGGACCAGCTTTACATTGTAGGCGATCTGGTTGCGCTTGCGCAGGGCATCATCGTGGGTGAATCCCATCGCGATGGCCACGTCATCAGCTATCTGTGCATACGTTGGCATGTGCCAGCGAAGGTACGCACTAATTGGATGATAGCCAGATGGTTAGGCAATGAACCCAAACAACTGAGCTGCGTCCTTCTCGGACGACTGGTACAGGGTCGGGCTTCCGTCCTGCGGGAGGGAGATGGTATTGGCCGCCCATTCAACCAAGGTCTGGATGAAGGACTGAGGGAAGTCTGTGGTGCCCGAAGGACCAGTAAATTCCTGTGGTTTTTTCAGGTAGGAAATGGCGATCAACTGCTGGCTGGTGGCCGATTGTGGCAACACGCGCAGTTCTTGTCCTCCCGTGGTAAATCCCAAGCTACTCGCATCTCCAATGATGTAGTAAGAGAATGTTACTCGGTCGGTGTTCCCGGCAAGTATTTCGTTGCCATTTCGCAGGAAGTTGGTCCTGATCATTGGCACCTCCTCGACCGTCACACGTTCCACGGGGTCTCCCGTTCCACTGAAGGCTAGGTCGTCTCGGTACTGGCTAACGCTTGGATCCAGAGGCAAAATGGTTGCGGGCTGTACGGTAAGTGGACGGGCGTAAACTCCAAGAACATTCCAAATGGAGTGGCCGAGAGTGGGATCCCCAAGCGAGACCCCACCCTGACCGTTTGTTTGGAACACCCGTAGAAGGGTCAACTCCCGAAGAGCCTCCTCGGGTCCTTTTCTGTTGGCCATGGCCCAGCCAAGAGCGGCTGTGGCCTTACGGATGGCCGTGTTGAATGCCTCTACGCGAACCGTTGGCCGGTACCTGTCGCTGAACTGGTCGTCCAGTTTGACAGATAGCGGTCCATTGAGTTCGGCGTAGGTGATGGGCATTACTGGGTGTCGTTAATGGTAAGCAGGGCTTCCTTGCCCACGGAGGACATGATGCTATGTACCTGCGCCTTGTGCTTTGCCAGATCGTGCTCGGCCAGCTTCTCGGCCAGCACGGTGCGCAATGTGGACAAAGACATGGTGTGGTTCATCTTGACGCCAAGCTGCGACCCAAGGGAGTACAGGTCGGGGGCCATGGTGTTGGACAGGGCCGCGAACTGCTTGGCGAAGAACTCCGCGTAGCGAACCTGTTCGGATGTAACGTCAGCCTCCTTCTCGCTCAGGAAGAACTTCTTGCCGAACATTTCATGGGTTTCCATGTACGACTGCACTCGCTTGTTGGCGGTAGCGTAGACGGACATGTACTTGGTCTGCCATTGATTCCCTACCAAAACAGCCTGACCTCGGTCAAGCTCGAACTTTACCTTGCCGTATGGTGGCTTAACAGTACGACCGGCCACACGCTTTGCTGGAAGGATCCAGAAAAAAGTGGGGGTATAGTAAAAGCGCATCTCCCCAATTTCCGCTGGATCTGGATCCTCGTAGGTTTCCTCCCCGTCGGCACCGTCTTGGGTGCGGTTTGACTTGGCGACACTCTCTCCAATAACCTTACCCAGCTTTAGCAGGGTGTCTTCGGAAATGCCTCCAGATGCCGTGGTTGGCTCTGATTCATCTAACTCGTCAATGGCCATCTCCAGCATCTCATACGTGATGTCATCATCGTACTTGATTCCGAGGCGGTCTGCCTTCTTCTTGAGTTTGCCCATCCGGGCCTTTGCTGCATTGTCTGCGGTCGCCATAGTGTATGGTGGTTGTTTCGTATTGACTCAGTGTGAGATGGCATTGCCCCGAGCCGTATTGCTCGGGGCTTTGCCTGTTCGTGATTGTTAGAAGGGCTTACGCCACATCCACAATAAAATTCTGTGCGGCGTTCTTCAGCTCAGTGCCAACCATGCCCTCAACAGTGTACCGCTCGAAGTCATAGATTTCGAAGGGCGTAATATTGCTGCGGCTCTGGCTGACCTTCACTTCCTGCTGCAACATCGGTACGCCACGCATGGTTGCGAGACTCACGTTCTGCTTCTGCAACACCACGAGACGCTTGCTGTACTCGGGTGGGAAGGATGCGGGATCGTTCCAGATCTGGGTCGGAACCAAGGTCAGGGTCTGACCGCCAAAACGCCACGTCTCGAAGTCCATCGAGCTGGAGGTGTCACCGGCTTCGTAACGGACCAGTTCGCCCTTCTGCTTGACGTTGATGGCGTGCAGCATCTCGGGGGTGCCGAACACTACGCGCTCGTTGCTCACGGGACCGAAGTTCGTGGCGAAGATGCCCGTGGTGATGTCGTCCCACACCGTGCTCATGGTGGAGTTCAGCGTAGCTCCGCCGTTGTTCTGGATGGCTGGAACGATACCCTCGGTGTTCTTGCCGATGGCGCCCTGAAGGCCGATGCTCTCGCCGTACTTGCCGATCCAGATACGCTGGCACAGGCTGACCTTCAACTGCGTCAACATGGTCTGCATGTCGCGCTCGATGAAGTTGGTCTGGCTCTGGTTCTTCCACTTGATACGCTCCTTGTGGTTCCACAGCTTCTGCTCGGGGCCGATGGCTTCGATCAGGTTGGTGCGCTGAACCGTCTGGAGGCGGGTGGGCTGGGTGAAGGTGCTCTGACCATCTGCTCCGAAGGTCATACCGTTGGTCAGGCTAGAGCCGGATGCCGCAGGGGGCAGAGGCTGGCTGGTCTGGGAACGGACGTTGATCAATTCTGCTCCACCGGTGCTGTCAACACTTACCACGATCACGCTGGCGTATACGCCGTTGGATCCACGGTAGTACAACTGCTGGCCGGGGTAAACGGCGTTCAGGGTGGCGGCGGTGATGGGGATGTTGCCCGTCACCTGAGTGCCTGCGCTGGCGGCAACGCCTGCGAAGGATGCACGGGTAACGATCGGGCTACGGCTCCATACGTCCTCGTGCCAGATCAGTTCGTCACCGGGAACCTCCTTGCTGGAGAAGGCCATCAGGTACTGAAGGTCCAAGAACTGCTGTGGCTGGGCGTCAAAGATGACGGGATCAACCGGAAGGTAAAGGTGGTTGGTTACGCCACGGCTGTATGCGGCTGCATACGGGGACCCGGGGGCGTTGGTGTTCTGTAAGCCGTAGGGTGCGTTGTTGACGTTCTCTACGTAAGTATTCTGCGACATTCTGTTGTCTTTGGTTGTTGGTTATCGGGCTGATAGGGCGCGTGCCATCAACGCCTTCACGGAGTCATCCGCTGTGGTGTTGACCGGCATGTCGCCCGGTGATCGCCGAGGAAGGGTGCCTACGCCCGGCTGGCGTGAAGTCGTTTCGAGAAGGGCCTCCTGCTTGCCCCGCGCATATCCTCTCGCATCTGCTGCCTTCACTGCGGGATCGAAGTGAATAGCCTTCAGATACAGGGCTGCGGCTTCGGGGGTCGGCGTCATCCGATCCTCTTGTACGAACCTCGATAGGAACGATCCGCTCTGGATTGCCTCGGTGGCGCCTTGGTCGAGGAATCCCTTGAGGGGAGAGTTCTTTACGTTTGCGATGGCCGATGCAACACCTTGGTTGTATCGGTCATACGATTCTTGTTGGAGCCTTGCTTCCTGCGTCTGGAGTTCTGCCTGAGAGCTAAGGTCTTTGATGTACTTGTCGGCGGCCGCCTCTCGCAGGATTCCGATGCGAGTTTTGAGAGCATCGACCAGATCCTCATCGTCGGCCTCGGGGTCGTTGACCATCTCCCACTGATCTGGACTGATCTTTCCCTTGAAGTAGGTATCAATCAAATCCCTGTCGCTCAGTTTTTCAACCGGCGTGTTGGACAGGATCTTTTCCGGAGTTGAGGCAATGTGCTCCTTCGCCTCCTTGTACTTGCCAGCCATGGCCAGCTTAATACTATTCAGGACGGCCGGAGGAAGATCATTGAACTGGTCAACGAACGGCTTAACCTTTTCATACTCCGCTTTAAGAAGTTCGGCCTGCTCCAGCCGAGTAGAAATGGCCGAAGGGTCGTCCGTTCCGAATGTGGAATTAAATACGGCCTTGGCCTCAGGCGTCCACACTACAGCGGCTGCTGTCGAACCCATTGAGTCCAACAGGGAGTCGTAAGAGCTCGGCGCCGAAGATTCGGGCGCATGGTTCGCTGAAGTATTGGCAGCCGCCGGAACAGTTTCTGCCGGTGGCTTTTTTGAAGCCTCGGTTACTTGTTCTACGGGTGCGGGTTGCTGAGTGGCAGGCGCTGCCTCTCGCGCCACAGTGCGTGACTGTGGCTGAAATACAGACATGATAGCATCACGCTGTACGTCATTCGGTGTACTAATCACCTGAGTGTCAGGGGTTTCCATGGGAGCAAATGTACTAAGTAGTTATGACAACGCACACAACTTGTTGATTTTTAGCGAGTTGCGCCCATTGCCGCTTCGGTCATTGCGTCTGGTTTATTCCATTCTGCGGCCGCCTGAGCCTCGGGCTGCATGAGCTTCTGCTGGAGTTGGGACATCTTCAGCTCTCTATTGGTGTCCTGATTGGCAATATCCGCCTCCTCGTCACGAATAGCCGCCTGCTCCATGGCCATCTGCTGCTGCATCGCCGCCTGCTCCTGAGCGGCCGCCTGCTCCTGAGCAGCTTGCGCTGACTGCTGAGTGAACTTCCTAGCGGCCGCGTACACGTCCTCTGGGATTGATCGACCCATAAGCTGTGCTGCCGTAATGGGGTCAAGCATGCCTAGCTGCATAAGTCCCGGAATGGTCTGCTGGTCGGTAATTGTGCGAAGCTGCTGTCCGTCTGGAGAGAGCTCGATCTTCACGCGAAACTGCTCTACCTGCATGTCCTTGCTGGCAATCAATGCCTCCATATCCTCCTCCCCTACCATTTGTCGCAGGATCCACGGGTGGCGTGAGTAGAACTCCTTGCCTCCCTGTGCGTACAGTTGATTCTCTTGGCGGAACAGGTCAGCGATTGAGGCATAGAACGGCTGCTGCATCACACCGGCCTGCTGAAGTTGAAGTTGCAGCGTTCCGACCAACTGATCCTGACCCTGTGGTGATCCGTAATTGCTCTCGTACACACCAACAGAGCTTTCCATAATGGACTTTGCCTGTGGAATGAGGCTTACCATGTTGAAGATGGCTGGGCCGGGCGACTCGTCGATAGAGTAGGATGACTGAGGCAAACCACCGAGCACGCTTCCGCTTAGGAACAGCGTGTCGCCCTCCTTTATCTTCATGGCGACCTCCTGCTCACTCATGTTAGAGTCTGCAATCGCCTCCTTGGCAATGATGGTGGACTTTCCACCGGCCTTGCGCAACCTCCACGCAACGTCCGATGTGATCTGGTTCATCCACCTTTGTGGATCGCGGGCTGCGGTCAATGGTGCAACTACATGCCCACCCATGTACCGCCATGTGGAAATTTTGATAGGCAAGTGTACCGAGTACACGTCATCGGGGTCGGCCTCTTGGATTGGGACAATGCCGTGGTCAAGAACGATGTCACCAATAACACCAACGTCCGGCAGGCTGTGGTTTGGTGGCTGTGGAGCTCGATTGGCCTTCCCGTATCCAACGCCTTTGGTGTATCCGCCGGGCAGGTACTCCCAAGGAATAATGGAACAATAACGAGCCACCTGAATAGTCTTGGTCTGCTTCTTCTCGCGGCGCTCTGTGTCGGTCCAAGCGTCCGTGTAGATGTTCTTCGGAGGATCGACCAGATCCGCGTCAGTGAAGTCTGGCTTGCCGGTGTCTGGATTTACCTCGTTAATGGTGCAGAACTCCAACTCTCCATCACGCATGACAAAGCCGCGCTCAACCTTCTTGAAGTCCTTCCAGTACATGGTGAACACACGCGGGCGGGACTGGGGCCACCCGGCTTGGAAGTTTTGACCACTTGGCAGCACACGAGCCCACTTGTCCAAGGCTTCGATGACACCCTTGGCCGGGTTCCAGCGTTCAGCGATCTCTCCCACGTCCATAAGTGGGCAGGTATACACAAACTGGCCATCGGACATATCGGGCTCCATGGCCGAGGTGTCCCATCCAACCTCACGAGGTTCTATCAGTCGGCTCTCAATGTTGGATCCGTTGATGAAATTGTGGAAAGCGGCCATACCAGACAGGGCCATGTTCTCTGCAACCTTTCGCTTGGTCGTTGGCAGCTTGTTGCGCAACGACATCATCGACATCAGGCTATTGATACCACGCTTAAAGTGGTCCTGATAATTCATCTCGAAGATACTCTCGGTCTTCTGCTCGTTGGGACTAATGCCCATGCCTTCAAATGCAGCAGCCATGTCAGGTCCTGCTTGAGCAGCGCGGGACATGATCATTACTCGGAGCAGGGCGTCTTCCTTGCGGGTGGCAGAGAAGTGCTGGGTGGCGGACTCTGCCATCGCAGAGATGGAGATGTTATCTACAGCACCGACCATTCGAGTGAGCATCGGACCCATCATGGGCACCTTGAACGGTATGCGGCTGGTCTGCGAAGGGCCGTCTCCTAGGAACATCTGAACGTCAGCCTCCTCCCCCCAGCGTGAGTCGATGGAGTACTCCATGTTCGCAACGTAGTTGTTGCGGTAGTAGTTGATCCACTCAGACTGTTGGCGGGAAAGAAAGTACCGGGTCCATGCACTGGCGTAAGCGGCACCCTTTTCTGATTCAGGGATGGTCATGCTTGGCGGCTGGTAGTATGCCACCGGGATCCACTGCCAAGGCTTTGATCCCCTGTTATTGACGCTTACTTGCTCCATCTATCGCTTTGTTTGTCGGAACTGACGAAGCGTTCCATCGGCTTCGTCAAGGATTGTTTCTTCGTAGAGCGACACGCCGAATGACCCGCGCTCCAATGTCTTGGTGGTTTCGTCCAGCAACTTCCACAGCTTAGGTGCCCGGGTAGCCCAAGCATCCTTCTGGTCGGAGTCCATGGTCGATGTGTCTTCACTGAGCATGGCCTTGCAGTTTTCCCTAACCGTCCTTGTCTGGAGGTAGTTATCAACCCTAGCCTCTGTGTTGAAGGACTCCATCCGCTTGATCGCCCCCTTGATGTTCTCTGGCATGCGGTCGCGGAACTCCATAAGTTTGGCCGACCGCTGCTGGCTGGATGGGTATGAGATATGCACAGCCTCTGCCATGCGCTCGTCATCTGGCTTCTCGATGATCGGGGAGCACAGGCATGCATACCACCACACGAACATCACATCGTGCATCTTGATGACGTGTGACTTGAACTCTGGATAGTCCATGAGTTCTGGGTACTGAACACGAAGGTCCTTGATACTCTTCGGTGCGAAGATGAGGTATCGGTAATCGTTGCTCATGCGTATGATGCGGGTACTTTCACCCAGCGGTAATGAGGCATAAGGCTGCCATCGCGCTCGATGATGCGCTTGGTCACCAGCTTGGGTTCGGATGTGATCACGTACTCTGGCTGCTTGTTGATGCAGCGTGCGCAGAGTTCGGCGTAGCCCATGGCGTACACCATGTCGTCATTATAGACGTTCTTGTTTTCGGTACCCCATTTGACGCCCCCTTCGGCATCAGGGATAACGGAGATGTGGCGGATCTGGCTCCACAGATCGTAGTACCAGATGTTGTGCCAGTTGGCCAGCAAAAGGTCAACCACGTCACCGTACAGAAGTTCCTTGCGAGAACCCTTTCCGCCCTTCAGGTCGATGCCGTAGATGTTAGATGCGTTGCCAGTCTTGTACTTAGGCAGAAGTTGATGTCTGGTCAGTAGCGATTCGCGCAGGTTACAGACGGGACCGGTCTTGAAGTCCACGTACCTGTGACCGGCGTTGATCTCCACGAGTTCCTTGCACGCCTTCTGCCCGTGGTTGGCGTAGTACATGCCCATCAGAATGTTCTGGATGAACAGCTCCACTGGCTGGGCTGCGCGTGAGTTCAGGATGCAAGCGATGGTTGGTACATACTGAACCTCATCACCCTCTCCGATGGTCCTTGCCGCAGTGTCCCATACGACAGAAGAGAAGCGGGAGAATCCGCCATCGTTCTGGATGGGGTCGGTTCCTTGGAAGTACCGGTGAGCCCACCCGCTTTTTCGGTCCATGAACATCTGGATCGGGGCGTCTACTTCATCTGGCCTTGCTTCCTGCCACTGAACACCTACAATAGGGTGCTCGAAGTACGTGTCTCCGGGTATGGTCTTGGACTCATCGAACACCGGAATGAACTTTCCGAAGACAGGCTTGAGTGATTCTGGCTGCGCGTTGTGGCACAGTTCGATGATGCGCTTCTGCTGCTTGACGATAACCTCCATCGGCACAAGGGTCTTGTGCGTGGACATAAATGCATCGTCCGGGCTGCTGGGATAGTGAGCGTAGAACAAGCTCAGGCGTTCGGCAGGAGAAAGGCCCTTGGTCTCCTCGGTCTGCCCTCGCAGGTACTTGGCCTTCTGCTTATCGTAGAACTCTACGGTTGCGCCGGGACGGCAGGACCAGTCGAAGAACAGCGGAACCCATCCCTCTGTGTTCTCGCGCTTCTCCCATGCGTCAAGGATGCCTTTGAAGTCGTTCTCGAACGCTCCCTGACCCGTGTTGTTGCTTGATCCAGTTCCCCATGCGGCGATCTGTCGAACCAAGTCCATCTTACCGGTGTCCGGGTTGAACTGGTACAGGGTTGGGTCAATTTCGGACTTGATCTTCTGGTAGGTGGGCACGTTCTGTGCTTCATCCACAAGAGAGATGGTCGGGGTACGACCGTTCACGGCCATGGAGTCTTCAGCACTCAGCAGCCTGAGTTCCGAGATATCCATACCCTTGGTCGCCTTAGTATCTCCGGGGTCGAAGTCAATGATGGTGCTCTCGCTGGAGAATCCCTTGGATACGTCGAACTCCTTGGTGATCCACTCAGGCAAGTGCTGAAGGGTGCTCTGGTGCTTGTCCCTGAACAGGGTCTTACCAGTTCCGTCCTTCTTGTGGACCATGAACACTCCGGTGAACGATGGCACAGTAACCATCATCAGGCTGGCGATGGCCATCATCTCGGATGTCAAAGCGGCCTGACGACCCTTCACTAGGTCGAAGTGCTTGCCAAGATCCACGACGAACGCGACCAAAGCGTGCGGGGCGGATGCCTCGAACTTCCTTCGGCCACCGGCGAATCCATCCTCCTTGATGGTGCAGTACTTGTTCAGGCCGTATAGCTTGTTGTCGGCTATGCGCTGTAGTTCCTGCTGCTTCCAGTGGGCGCGTTCGGCTGGCTCGATGTCCGATATCGTTCGCTTGTCCTCCAGCCATCTACGAGCCTGCTCTATGTACAGGAAGAACGGCTCGTAAGCCATCAAGTCCTTGAACTGAGGGATGTGGCTGTCGATGAAGCGATAGAAAGCGTCATCGCATTTGGTTGGGTCCGATGGCCTCCAGTGCTCACGCAGGATCTCCTTGTCCTTCCACTTGGCTATCCACTCCTTAGGAATCCTATCGTAGTAGCACTGACCTTCAAACTTCTTGCCAGCATCGTCTCCGTACTTGACCGTTGGGATTTCAAACAACCAAAGGTGGAGTGCGGTCGGAGCGCCCTTCTCTCGGGAGGGTAGCTCGACCTCTGCCTTTGGTCCCTTGACCCCTGTGGATAGGCCGACCGACCGGATCAGCTTCTCGTGACCATTGGAAATGGACACGCCTCCTGAGCTTAGGGCTAGGAGGATCTCGGCCGAGTGAAGGTTTATTTGCTTGCGGGATGCGATGAACGCAAAGGTAGTGCAAACTATCTGACAGTCAGAGAGTTATGCTACCTTCGCAGGATGAACTACGTCACCACAACGGCAGCTTCCGGATTCGCTGAACAATACACCTCCATCACATGCAAGTCACAGTAGGAACGAACCTTCTCACCATCACTCTTACGGATGGAACCACTCAGGTATACCCAGCCAGTGGCATGGTTGACGTGTGCGCAGAACGTGGATTCCAGAATATCTACGGAGCCGCTACCCCATCGCAGGTAACGACCACGGACAAGTACTACGTCCGCATCCACCTAAAGGATAACCGGTTTTTGGATATCCGAATGGGAGAAGTGACGAACCAAGGCACTTGGGTCAATACGCTCGTTGGCGTAAATGCTGCCGTTGCAGCAATCGACGCTGTGTTCGCCTAACTCAAGAGCGACATCACCCGCATCAGGGTGTTGATCTCGGCGTCAATGGCTATCGTCCTTGCATAGGACGGGAAGTCATAGGCGCCGCGCTCTTTATCGGCCTCTTCGTGCCACTCCTTCTCTAGTCGCTTGATGTCTTTGGCGATAAAAGACTTCAGTTCGTTGTTATCCATGGCCCCAAAGGTACGAAGGATTTGTTATCGGTAAAATTTGTTGTAACCACCTGATTATCAGGGAGTTATGTAGATTTGTACCGTAACCAACACATCAACACCATGGAGATCACCTTCGTGCCCACCGGCGAAACCGTACAAGTAGGACTTGGAGCCTGCACCCCACAGGCCCTTGCTGGCTACACGTCGAACCCCATCTACCTGACCACGCCTTCTGGCTATACGCCTGTTCAGGGCACGATGGCGGCTGGCTCCAGCGCCAACTTCCCCATGATCGGTCAGTACAACCAGCCAGCCATTGGATTCTACTCTGCCAATGTACACGCCTACCTCGTGACCAAGTTCACGATGGATGACGCCGCTGCTGTGACGACCGGGATGGCTACCATCTCCACCGCACTTGACGCTGGCGACGCAACTCTGCTCATCAACAGCGATGGCACTGCTGGTAGCTAACCATACATCCCGACAAGGAAGGGTACTGGGGCCGAAAGGCCCCTTTACTTTTGTGGTATATTCTGCCCGCACGTTGGACAGGTGAGGCAGATGTTCTCGTATACCACATCAGCCCCTGCGGCCCTTTTGCTGGCTACGGCCGCATTTATGGCTTCTGCCTTCTTGGCCCTGTGCTCCAAAGCCTTGGCATGCCTCTCTGCTGTGCTGAAATTGTCCAATCTATTTCCGATGATGGACAGATCATTGTCCATGTAGTTGACCGGCATATACCC